CGCGGGGCGGGGGGGGTGCGGGTGGGGGCGACATTCGGGCAGATCAAAAGCCGTCCCTTCCCCTCTACCAAGGAGGGGCTGGAGATGTTCGGCCTGTACGAGGAGGTGGATTATGTAGTGGGCAGAAGCGGGAAGAGCTTAGGGTATACAATGCCTTTCCAAGCGCCCAACTCGTGGAGCAATGTGGTGCATTTCTCCAATGGGTTTATCCTTGTGCTGGTATCCTTGGACGATCCCAACTCAGGGCGCGGGCTGAACTCCTATATGGTCATAGGGGACGAGGCGGCGCTCTTGGAACACGATAGGCTATTCAACAACGTGCTGACCACGAACCGAGCTAAGAAAGTGGAGTTTGACCGCGCTTCGCTGCTCAATGCTACTATATTTACCTCCTCCGTGGCACTGACCAAGACAGGGGAGTGGTTCACCAATCGGGAGAAGCTGGCGCTGCAAAAGCCACAAGAACATTGTTTTATCAAGGCAAACGCCTTGGTCAATAGGGAGAACCTCAAACCCAATTGGATTCAGGAGATGTACGAGCAGCGGGTATCGGACATGCTCTTCAATGCGGAGATCATGAACATACGCCCGCGGAAAGTGGCCGACGGATTCTATCCGCAGCTATTGGCCGATAAGCACTACTACAAGTACAAGTATGCTACGAACCTCTTAGATGATTTTACCCAAAGCTATACGCCAAGCTGTACGTATGATACTGACTTGATTAAGGGTATCCCCTTGGAAATATCACTAGACTTCGGTGGGCGTATCAATTGTGCTGTGGTCGCCCAAGAAAGTACCCTTACCCATACGCTGAATATCATTAAGGATTTCTTTGTAAAAAACCCGCAGAAGCTCTCAGACCTTATAAAGAAGATTATAGACTATTACGAACCTCACAAGGCTACCTGTAATAAGGTGTATCTCTATCATGATCGATCAGGCTTTAAGAGTGAAGCCAATAGCAAAACCACTCTGGCACAGGATGTGGAGGATATGCTCCGCACAGCAGGCTGGCAGGTGTACAACAAAACCCCTAACACGAACAACCCAAGCCATATCCTTAAGTTCCGACTTATTAACGAAATCTTAGAGGAGAGCAACAAAGGGCTGCCCTTTGTTCGTATCAATGAGGACAACTGCCCGAACCTAATCGTATCCATGGAGAATGCAGGGCTTAAGCAGAAAGAAGATTCTTTTGAAAAAGACAAAAGCTCGGAGCGCTCTACCTCTATCCCGCAGGAACACGCCACGCACCTATCGGACTGCTTCGACTATCTTGTATGGTGGAAGTATGCTTATCTGATGGATAACACCTATCACGATTCGTATATTATAAGTTCAGTTTAATAAGGAAAGCACACCTAATTAGGTGTGCTTTTGTTTTTAAATTGATTTGATCTTGTCAAGTGTCTCAATGTAATAATCCTTGAGTTTTTGCAGGTCTTCATCTGTGAACTTATTGCGCCCTATCTGTGCCCTCTTATGGGTCACGGTAGATATGGCTTTGCCTATGACAGCGGAAACCTTCCTATCTGATAACTCTAATAATTCGATGATATATAATACTTTCTCTTGTGTAGTCATAATTTACATTTGTGTTAATTCCCAATCAAGATAATTCTTGTACCATTGCCATGCTTCTTCAATGAATTGTTCTACTGATATGACAGGGCTATATATCCCGCCCATACTCATTACATTGTTCTGAATGACAATCATTCTGAATTGCTCCAGCATATCATACACATATAACCGCTGAGGCATGGCTCTGTATGTGTCATTGAGCCTTACAATCTCGCTATTTTCCTCAATAACCATTATCAGGCTCATATAGTGAGGAGAGTATATATAAGTGAGGTCAATATTTGGCACGATAGGGTTGCACGCTAATAAGAACTTAGGTATAACCATGTTGGCAACCTCATATTTTTGATTAAAAATATCTTCAGTGTTCATGCTTGTAAATTTAAGAGGGCTTGTTGTTAAACAAATTTATATTTTGTCAAATGTAATCTACCTCCCCCGACTTTGAACTTACTGACTTTTTCACCATAATAATCAATAGGCTTGTCAAGTGTTATTGTAGATGCTTGATGCCCGTCACAATCGTACTGATGAGCACTATACCCACATGTCATCTTAGGGAGTTGCCATACCCCCCAATTCATAGAATTGAGATACAACAATATTCTTCTAATATTTTCTATACTTGCGTCAAAAACTTTACCTTCTTTAATTTCGTTTTCAAGCGCACGAAAATCGGCTTCAAGGCTTTGTTTGGCTTGCTCTTTCTGAATTTTATTCTTTTCATGCCTTCTCTTACAGAAATCACAAAATTGAGAGTAGGCTTCATTAAGATTTTCATCTATTATAATTTCACTATCTAAATCAACGAATGCTGTAAAATATGGTTTTTCAGTAAAATTCTGAGAATCTACCCTTTCAAAGGGTACCTCATTAACTCGTGGATAACCTTGCTCTCTCTTTCTAAAAGTAATATTACCAGCTACAATGTAAGTGTAGCTTTTTGTTGTGTAAAAATCTAATTTCATTATTCTTGAATTTTAGTTGTTATACTTTATTGATAAATTCTTTTGCGCTTTCAAAAGTGAATTTCTTAGAATAAAACTCTTTTGAGTACTTTTTGTTTGATTTTATAAAAGCATAATAGTCTTTTAATAGCTTTTTGTTTGACTTTACAAAGTCAAGCACTTCTTGACTACCCTCTTTATTGGCTGATAACTTAGCTTTACTTGCTGCTGCCTTGCGCTCTGCTGCCTGCTCTCTTCTCTCTATCTCATTAGAAAGATTGGTTACATACGCTTCATTCTTCTGTAATTCATAAGCTATTACCCATAGTTGTTTATCTGTGAAGAAGTCTTTTAAGTTCTCAGTGATGATCTTATGAGCTAATGTGTTTTGTGGCAAGTATTCTGATATTCTATTTCTCACTGATTGGGCAACTTGCCTACTGCTTTCTTCTATATAATCACCCATTGAACTAATGGTAGATACACTTGGGTTGATATAACTTACATCATTATAGATGTCTTTAATTGTAATAGTTCTCATTTTTTTAAATTTTACTTGTTATACTTCTTTCTTTTTGACACTGCAAAGATAAGTATTATTTTTCAATGCGCAATGAAAAATAATATTTTTTTACTCTTTCAAACGGTTAAACTTTTCTTAATGAAAAAAAGGCTATTTTTTAGCGCAAGATCGGCAGCAGATGGATCATTCATATTTCGCTCCGATTTTTAAAATTCAAATCGTAAAAAAGATTAAGGCGGCGATTGGCTTTTTTTGTGCGCAATGAAAATTGTTTTGATTTTTACGGGCTTAATGTTTTGATTGACAAAGGTGTAAAACAAAAATAATGACAAAAACCCCTGCTTTTTGTGCTCTTGGAGGGTGTCCTTTATATATCCTGATAGATTGCAGACCTTTGTACCATGGTAGAAAAGATATTTTTAAAGGACGCTTTGGCAGAAATGCGAAAATTGGATGCAGAGAAAAAGCCGATACCCTTTTCCTTGGCTGTGCGTACCTATAACCAGCAAAATGGGTTTGGTGGAAAGCTCCTGATATACCATAATGCTACCCTAATGCAACAGCCAAAAAACAAAAAGGAGTTTGAGAAAAACCCAAACCATTGGGATAACAAAACACGAAATATTAAACTTGCAGATGGTACTATAAAGAAAATTATTATCCTTTTTATAGTGGCGTTTAATGGGAAAGAAGTAGTTTATTAATACAATAAAAAAATATGGAGATACACAACTTGCAATTGTATAATGCCGATAACTTGGAGATTATGGCAACCCTACCCGATGAAAGTATTGATGTGGTGTGCATAGACCCTCCGTACTTGTACCTTAAAAACCAAAAGCTGGAATGCCCTTTTGACGAGCAAAAGTTTTTTGACGAATGCAAACGGTTACTTACCAAAAAAGGCTTTATTGTGATGTTTGGGCGTGGTACTTCCTTTTATAGATGGAATACGATGTTAGATGGATTGGGGTTTGTGTTTAAGGAGGAGGTGATTTGGGATAAAAGTTATGTATCAAGTCCATTAATGCCTATGTCTCGTATACATGAAACAGTATCCATACTTACAAAAAAGGAGGGGGTAATTAATAAGGTGAAAATTCCTTACTTAGAAATGAAAGGGAACGATATAGATAGTATTGTAACTGATATAAAGAGAATGAAATCAGCTCTTAAAAATACAAAATCACTTAATGCTGTATTGGAGTTTTTGGAAAATAACAAAATACCAACAGAAATACCTATTAGAACTGATAGATATAATTGTGACACTTTCACTAAATATAATACGATTGCAACACAAGATAAACAAACAGGAGATCGTTGTGTGAATGTAATGCAATCTATACAGTTTGGACTTAATGAAAAGAGTATTATTAGAACTGATGAGGGGAAAGAACATACATCAAGAATTATAACAAGTGGCTCAACAAATGATCGTGATTGTTGTGTGAACGTAATGCAATCTATACAGTTTGGGTTTAATGAAAAAACAATTATTAAGCATAGTAGAGACCATTACAAAACTATTCACTCGACACAGAAGCCTGTGCGGCTTTTGGAAAGGCTTTTGGCGCTGGTGATTCCTAAGGATAAGCCACGAGAGGAGGTCGTAGTAGCTGACTTTTTTGCTGGCTCTATGAGTTGTATGGAAGCGGTGCACAATATGGGAATGAAAGGGATCGCTACCGAAATAGACCAAGAATACTTTGAAAAAGGAAAACAGCGGATTATGCAACTGCAACCCAAACTTTTAAATGAAGCGTAAAAACAGTATTATAAAAACTTTAACACAAAGAGACTGAAAAAAGTTGGTGATTTATTTTGTGGTTATGAAAAAATAATGTATCTTTGCAGTGTCCTTGAGAATCGGGGATGAAGTTCTTAGACTTCTTTGTTTAACCAAAAAATTTGAATTATGTTTTTTGAACTAAAAATCAAATTCAAATTTGAGAGACTAAAAAAAGGCTGGTCATTCCTGCTAAGAATAAGAGCCAGCCTTGAAAAACTTCTCGTTTTTCTCTTTAGTTAATCTCAAAAAGTGGGGGGAGCGTAAGGCTCTCCCCTGCTTTTGACTGCAAATATACTAATTTTTTCGATATGAATGCCTTTTTAAAATTATTGAAAAATATTTTTTCAAAAGAACCCTTTGAACAGGAAATAGAAGTGAGCATAAGCTTTGAGGCTGTTTTGTTTTTTGTTGCATTTGTAATACTACTGCTATGGATACTGATCAGATAACCCAAGAAAAAGCAATGGGTATAAGCGTGCAGGCTTTCCGCAACAAAAAAAGCCAAGGCAGCCACCGAGATAAGTTCAACGAGAAAAACCTGCAAGACCTTATCCGATATATAAAAGAGGTCAGCAGTAAGCTAATGACTAATGATTAATGCCAATAATGATTAATGACTAATGGAAAAGATAGATAACGATTTGTATATACTCTCTAAGAGTGGGGCGGCAGTGCTCTTTGATAATAAGAAAGGGCTTACAGCACCCAAGGCTAAAAAAGACTTATCCGATACGGATAAGTACTCCGTGTGGGGGGATGATAACCTTTATCCGCAGCAGCTGACGGAAAAGCTCAATAAGACAGG